CCACAGAGGAATACCTACTGCTAAACAGCACGATAAGGAACTACAGTCCTATTACGATGCTACAAGGCAAGGTATAGAACCACGTTCAACAAAGAGTAAAGATATAGATGCAGCAGTTAAACTTTCCAACGAAGCCGGTAAAGCATTCGATGGAATCTCAATGACATTTAAGGAGTAACAATGGAAAACTACGAAGAAGATATTGCAAAGTACCCAACACCTGACAAGCAGTACGAAGGTGCTATGAAGTACTGCACATACGAATCAATCCAGACAGGTGCAATGGGCAAGGCAGCCAAGTAATGAACAAGGCTGCTAAGAAGGCCAAGATTGCTAAGGTAATGAAAGAGTTTAAGTCTGGTACTTTGAACTCAGGATCTAGTAGAGGTCCGGTAGTTACAGGTCGCAAGCAGGCAGTTGCTATTGCAATGTCTCAGGCAAAGATGACTAAGAAGAGAATGGGCAAAAAGAAGTAATGGCAAAGTCTCCAGCGTGGCAGAGAGCAGAAGGTAAGAACCCAAAGGGTGGCCTGAATGCAAAAGGTCGTGCCTCTGCCAAAGCGCAGGGGATGAACCTCAAGCCTCCAGTTAAAAAGGCTGAGGCTGCTAAGTCTCCTAAGTCTGCAGGACGGCGCAAGTCTTTCTGTGGTCGTATGTGTGGGATGAAGGCCAAGAACACTTCTAGTAAGACAGCTAGAGATCCAAACTCAAGAATAAACAAGTCGCTTCGCGCTTGGGATTGTAGTTGCAAATGAAAAAGAAGGCAGCATTCTGGGATACAAAAAATCCTAAAGAGAAGTCAAAGAAATTAACGCCAGCACAAAAGGCGGCAGCAAAAGCACGGGCTAAGGCAGCAGGACGACCTTATCCAAATCTAGTAGATAACGCAGCAGCATCTCGTAAAAAGAAGAAGTGAGGTAAATAGGTGGCACTAGGACAATACGGTACAACGCTATTAGATGAACTGAATCGTCTGGCTAATGGTGGCACCTATCGAGCACCAGGTGAGATGGTTGACCAAGCATTGGCTGCTCGCCAATGGGCAGCACAACGCTCAGTATCAACAAACTTAACAGACACAGTGGGAGTTCTAAATGCGATTGCGGGTACGTCTACTACTAATCGTCTTGATTACAATGGCGTATGTAACCTCATCGCTGGTACTTTTCAACTACCTGCAGCGCAAGCTCTCAGAGCGGTGTCATCTTGAGTGCTAAATATAACTTGGTCTGTGACCAAGCAACTACATTTAATTTTCAGTTTCAGGTTCTCAACGATAACACTCCTTGGAACCTAGATAACTACCTAGTAGTTATGACTGTACGACCATTCGTTGGTGCTTCTACTACAACTGTAGTAGCAAGTACTACTAATGGAATGATTGCTGTTGATGGACCTAATGGTCGCATCACAGTAACAATAAGCGCAGCAACTACTGGCAACATTTCAGCAGGTCGTTATTCATATGATCTAGTATTAGATTCAGGTAGCGTAGTTACACGCATACTTGAAGGAAAATTTGTGGTGACAGGAGCTGTGACAATATGACAACTATCATTGTTATTGAAAATATCACACCACAAGTAGCAGTAGAACTTTCGCAAGACCAAGGCCCACAAGGTGCTCCAGGTAACACTGGACCGACAGGGGCTACTGGCCCTACGGGAGATACTGGACCAACTGGTGCGACAGGTGTACAAGGTGTCACTGGTGCCACTGGTCCGACGGGAGCAACAGGTGCAACAGGTGATGTGGGAATTACTGGACCGATTGGCGCGACGGGTGCCACGGGTCCTATTGGAGCCACGGGCGACACAGGACCTACAGGCGTTACGGGCGCAACGGGAGTTACAGGTCCAACAGGACCTCAATTGGAGCAACTGGAGCAACAGGACCAATCGGAGTAACAGGACCTGTCGGTCCTACGGGTCCAATTGGAGCAACCGGTCCTACAGGTGCAGACAGCACTGTTCCTGGTCCTACGGGCGCTACAGGCCCTACAGGACCTACTGGAGCAGATGGTCAATCCTCTAGCTTCTATGACTATCTAGCCAAGACTAGCGCTACAAGCGGATCTCCTGGCTCATCATTCCTGCTATGGAACAATGCAACCCAGACTTCTGCAACACAAATTAACATTGACCACATTGACGATGATGGTATTGACATTGATATCTTCTTGGCACTTCTTAGTCCTGGAGATGTTCTTGTAATTCAAGACAGAGCAAATTCTAACAACTTCCAAAAGTGGGAAGTTTCTTCTGCAATTACAATTATCCCTAATGACTACGTTGAAGTCCCAGTAACCCTTGTTAACTCTGGTGGTACTGGAACTACAGGCTTTGCTAATAATGAACAGATATTCTTAGCTATTGTTAGCGCAGGCATTATCGGGCCTACAGGTCCAATCGGTGCTACAGGACCTACAGGATCTACTGGTCCAGCAGGAGCCACAGGACCTATCGGCGCAACTGGTCCTACAGGACCAATTGGTGCAACAGGTGATATTGGACCAACAGGTGCTACAGGACCTGATGGTGTAACAGGGCCAATTGGTGCTACAGGTGCAACAGGACCTGCTGGAACCAATGGTATTGATGGTGTTACAGGTCCAACTGGACCAACAGGCACAGCAGGAACTAACGGTGCTGTTGGAGCAACAGGCCCAACAGGTGCTACGGGGCCAACAGGTCCTACAGGGCCACAAGGTGTGACTGGTTCGACTGGTCCATCTGGTGACCCAGGACTGGTTATCAATGCCCAGACTGTTTCATATACTCTGGTTCTTAGCGATGCAAGCAAGTTAGTTGAAATTAACTCAGGCTCTGCAAATAACCTTACAGTCCCATTGAACTCAACAGTGGCATTTCCAACAGGCACTCAAATCAGCCTTCTGCAAACTGGTGCAGGTCAGATGACAGTTGTAGCTACAGGTGGTGTAACTATCAACGCTACGCCAGGGTTAAAGCTACGTGCTCAATGGTCATCAGCAACACTCGTTAAGCGCAATACTGACACTTGGGTCCTAGTAGGAGATCTTGCAGTATAAGATTCTCGTATGAGATTCCACGTTATGAGCCTGCCTCACACGCAGACAACCAAAGATTATGTCAACTGTGCCTATACAGAAAAGGTACGCCGATTCTGTATGATGATGAAAAGGTTAGGCCATACGGTCTATCTCTATGCTGGTGAAGAAAACGAAGCACCGTGTGACGAGTTAATTACTTGTATCACAAACGAGCAACGTGAAGAAGCACTAGACGGCAAGCATTTTACTGAAGCAGCATTTGATTCTAACCTTCCACACTGGCAGATCTTTAATGGTAACGCTATTAAGGAACTAGGTAAGCGCCTAGAACAAAAAGACTTTATCTGTGTTATCGGTGGTGCTTCACAAAAACCTATTGCAGATGCTTACCCAAACCACATCACAGTAGAGTTTGGTGTGGGTTACGGTGGAATCTTTAGCAAGTATAAAGTCTTTGAGTCTTACGCTTGGATGCACAGCATCTATGCAATGTTTAAGAATCCAACAATGGTAGATGGCAACTTCTATGATGCGGTTATTCCAGGGTATTTAGAACCAGAGATGTTTCCTTTGCAAGAAAAGAAGGAAGATTACTACCTATATGTTGGACGTATGGTAGATCGCAAAGGTTTAATTGTTGCTCAGCACGTATGCAAGGAACTAGGACTCAAGCTGATTATGGCAGGTCCTGGTAAAGATCCTAAGATTGAATACGGTGAATGGGTAGGACCAGTGGGAGCAGAAGAACGAGCAAAGTTAATGGGTGGTGCTATTGCCCTATTTGCTCCAACGCTTTACATAGAACCTTTCGGTAACGTTGTTATCGAAGCACAAACCTGTGGGACTCCAACGATTACCACAGACTGGGGTGCATTTACAGAAACTAATCCACAAGGTGTTACTGGATATCGTTGCAGAAATGCAATGGAGTTTGCAGTAGCTACAGAGTGGGTTAAAGACTTGGACCCAGTAGCAATACACAAGCGAGCAGTATCTTTATATTCATTAGATGCTATCGCACCACAATACGAGCAATACTTTGCAAGACTGCTAACTCTATGGGGAGATGGCTGGTATGAGAGGAAATAATGCCAACACTGGACGAACTGGTAGACGAGGTAAAGGCTAACCTACAAGGTTATGCACTACGCCAAGACCGCATCACTTATGTTGCTAACCCTGCTGGGTTAACTACTACTAGCACATCAATTACAGTTGGCTCATCTTCTAACCTAGCCAAAGGTATTATTGAAATTGATGATGAACTAATCTGGATTGATTCCTTCG